TTATTTCATTGTGTTCATTCTTATACTAACTTTAACTAACGCCATTGCTCTTATTGAAGAAAGACGAAAATCTTTAGGTTGATAATATTGATTATATGACACTAGCTTTATCCATTCATCACCCCTTTCCGAATGATTAACGTATTTAACTGTTAAATATTCTTCTCCATCCATGTCAATAGAAACAAGATACATTTCACCATAAAAGATATGCTGAATATCTGGAGACACTATTTTATATGCAATTATATCTCCAGACTTTAATAAAGGATACATTGAATCTCCCCTTACATATACTGCGCCATCACACACTGGAATATTAGGAATTGATATTTCTCCCAAAATATTCTGATCTTTCTGGCAAAATAAAGAATGAAGATTTGCAGACGCTTCTAAATCATATAACTTTATTGGGTTATCTACCATTTTTTCTGTTCCTTTTAAAGGATAAACATGAATTTCCTTACGAAGCATTTCACCTGATCCAGTCATCAGCCAGTCAGAGGAAAGATCAGAAAAAAGAAGAAGAAATTCCCCAATCTTATCCGAAGAAATACCTTTAACTTTGGTCAAAGTACCTTTTGCCCATTGTAACATAACCTCTGCTTTTGTCAAACTAATACCTTTATAATCAAGGTACTGAATTAATCTCTCTCTTATATTCATATATCAAAGTTTAAAATATATTAATAAGAAGAATTTTTGCTTCGGTTTTCTTTTTAAGAAGAATATTTTCTTCTATCTTTGCACAGAACAAAGTAAGTAAGTAAACGCAAAGCAAGAAAAAAAGAGCGACTACCGGAGTAGGCACTACACACACATTCTATAAATACAAAGATAGGAAATTCTTTTGTTCTTGCCGCATAAACACAGGAAAATATGTCGGATAAAATAACAGTAACAGACATTCAGAGGATTGAGCCGGGTACCTCAATGACATGGACACTTCCTCCTGCTAAATGCTTGTCAGCAAAAGCAATGGCATACGAATATGCCTTCAAGAAGAAGGATCCTCGTATAGAGAGATACAAGGTAAGTATCAACACCAAAGAATCAAAGATAACCATTACAGCAATACCAGTTAAACCCAAACAATTATGATGAACAGAATTTCTAAAACAGCTTTAGCCGCTATTACGGCAATTATCTTAATCGGCTTTCTAGTCAATAACCGGAAAGACTATTCTTCAGATGTTATCAGCCAGATCAATAAAAATGCAAAGGCTTCCATCATGTACAAGCTGGGGCCGGATGCAACAGATACCGAGATCGCGCGTGAATACCTAACCAATAAAGACTTCTACGATGCTCAATGAAACGGCAATAATGATCACGATGAACAATAAGACGTTTGGCCTTCGTGAATCAGCGTCTATTGTCGGTGGAATGTCACGTTTGCAAAAGCTTCTTGACAATGGATTTATAAGGTCCCACAAGAAGAGTGACAAACAAAATGCCAAGACATTCTGCAATGCGTGGGACGTTCTGAAAAATGCTTCGATTGAACGTGCCATAGTAGGCCGTCCAAGAAAGTAAGATACGCTTTGTAGTTCAACGGACAGAACGGAAGTTTCCTAAACTTCAAATCCGGGTTCGATCCCCGGCAAAGTGACACAATAAAATAGATCTTTGACATGCTTAACATACAAACATGTACTGACTTAAGAAATGACATCTAGCGGAAACGCGGTTATGGTGTCTGGGCTTGTCAGTACATTATCAAGTCCAAAACAATTGCTGATTAAACGGCTGGGTATGTCCCTTAATGACAAGATAACGCTTGCGGCCACCCCTGTGGTAAGATTCCACCAGATTATTCTGTGACAGGTTGAAGCCTTCGAGGGGTACTGCCAAAGTTCATAAGGTTTTTTCTAAGCTAGGATTGTCTTTGGGGTTAATTTTGTTTAATAATGGTTTTTTATCTTTCCTGCTGGTCTGTGAAGATCGGCAGGTTTCTTTAAAAAACACGGATCAGTAGCTTAGTTGGTGAAAGCGGCGGCCTCATAAGCCGAAGATCCACGGTTCAAGCCCGTGCTGATCCACGCTTGTAGAAAAGCAATTCTATTTCTTAATCTTAACCACTGGACAGGGGCTGTAGATCAATGTAGATCATCACTTCGGTGAAGATGCGGATTCGTAACCCGCCAGCTCCACAATACTTGTAACTAACAGCAAAGGTGGTGTGAATGCGCCAGGGCTTGTGATCAAGGAATGCGTTGGGAATGCGTTGGGAATGCGTGTCTGGTGATATGGGGCCTAGTATGTCAGGCGGCGGCGGTGATGAACCGTGGGCACCGTGGAAAAGCGTGATAGATAAACAGAGCAAGACGTCCCGCAAGACGTCCCGCAAGATGTCCTTGAGAGACCAAGTACGCGAGCCAGTAAGCATCATTAATGGGAAGAGTTGCCGGTTAAATTCAATAGCGTATCTCTTTTTTTTAAAAAAAAGTCGTCCGCTAAATGGGAAAGCTACACCCTATTCCTAAAAAAACCTATCATTTGCTAGCAATTGCTAGCATTTGGTAGCATTTGCTAGGTTTGCTAGCAATTGCTTTCACTCGCAAAAAAAATACACTAAATTCTTCTATTTTTGGAAGAATAAATCAATTTTCGATGAAATATTTTTACATGGTTAATTAATTGTATTTCAGAGAGTAAAACATCATCAAAGAGGTTAAAGTCTAGCAAATGCTAGCAAATGCTAGCAAATGCTACATGATATATGATATATATAATAAGATAATATATATTATTAACCCCTTTATATTTCCCCTTAAAACTTTCAGCTTGTCCGGTCATATCCGGACAGGCTTTTTTTATAACCTAAAACTTAATCACAATGGAAGAAAAAAACATTCTGCTGATCGGACAGGATTCAAAAGGAAATCTTATTCTGATTCAACGGCCAGAAGATGGCAGTTCCTTTATGGAAAAAACAATGAAATTAAATGAAGAAGATCAGGTTCTTCTGAAAAACTATTTGTCAACCATTAAAACAAAATCAAATGAGTAACGTATCAATGAAATTAAGCGAATTCCAGAAGTTCAATTCTGAAAACATTCTGGAGTATGATGTAGTCCGGGAAAAGGTTGTTGAATTATACAACATGATCTGGGGGCAAGGCGGTGAATCCTTCATCGAACGTGAGACACAGAACTTCCTGAAGATTATCCGGGAAAGCAAAGCCTTAAAAGCATGTACGGCTTTCTCGGTATATACTTGCATGATTGATCTTGCAGTTACCGGCCTGACAGTTGAACCGGGCGCACAGGCAATGGCTTATCTGATCCCACGCAATGTATGTATCGGGAAAAGCCCAAACAACGGACAGGATATCTACGAATCGCGCTGTCAGTTGAAAATCTCCGGATATGGCGAATTATCCATGCGTACAGCTTCCGGCCAGATCCTTTATGCTGACAATCCTATCATAGTATACGACAATGATGATTTTTCCTGCTCAGTTTCCGGAGATGTCAAGAATGTGGAATATAAGTGCAACCTTCCGCACAGAGGACATCAGATAATCGGTTGCTTTGTCCGCATAGTAAGGCCGGACCACTCTGTCGATTATTCCTGGCTCCTTGAAGAGGAGATCGAACGGCTCAAAGGGTATTCCTCTAAAGCAAACAGAAAATGGAATGAGAGGGACAGAAAATGGGAATTAAAGGCTAATGATCTCTATTCATCTAATGATGGCCAGATAGATTCCGGTTTTCTTATTGCCAAGACTATCAAACACGCCTTTAAGACTTATCCCAAATTGAGGATCGGTAAATACACCAGTCTCCAGTCTGACGATAATACACAGGATCCGGCAATGGATATCTATCAGGTCCAACAGCCAGAACAGGACAGACCATTCGGTCCTGATGTGAACAACATTGCTCAGGGTGTCAGAATAGAACCTAAAGATACAGACCAGAAAAGTGATAATACACCATTTTAACAAAAATCATTATGGAAAAACAGCTAATTAACTACAATGACATTACTAGCATTGCGCAGATTGCGCCTGATGCGGTAACCAACAACCAGACTTCGGCAGCGGCATGTTTACAATACGGGGAAAATCTTCTCCGTATTGTCGAAGAAGAAGGAATGAATGATGAAATGGATGAAAAGCTAGCCAACTACATCAAAAGGTCCAGATCTACCATTCAGGCTATGACGGACCGGAGAAAGCCGGTTACCCAGTTGTTTGACAATATCCGTTCAGGATTTACTCAGCTTGAATCAAGCATAGATCCAAAGGTAGCCGGATCCCCGGCAAACAAAGCCCAGAAGCTTCGCGATGATTATGCGAGAAAGAAACATGAAGAAGAACAGAAAAGAAGGAAGGAAGCAGAACTTCTTGCACGGAAGCAACAGGAAAGGGCCAAGTACCGTGAAGATCTGGAACAGGAATTGTTCGGGTTCTTCAACCAGAAAACAACTCAGTCTATCAACAAGCTGATAACTCTTAATAAGTCAATCACATTGCAAACCTTTGACGCGGTTTCAGCTGATATACAATCTTTCGACTGTACTTTCCCCGTTTCCGAACTTTCCAGATACACATTCGGAGTAATGCTTCCTTCTTCCCTTGATATGACAGAGATACAGACTATCCAGAAAGAAGTTCTCCAGAAAGGTCAGGCAATGATGGAACAATACAAGTTTGACGTGCAGGATCAGAAGGACAGCATAATGCAGGTACTTCCTTCCAAGTACAACGAACTTCTTGCTATCGAAGAACAAAGAAAGACAGACGAACAGGCTGCCTTGTTGAGAGAAGAAGAAATGAAGCGCAAGGAAGCTGAAGAACAGGCCCGTAAGGATCTCCAGAGGAAACAGGAAGAAGAAAAGAAGAAACAGGCAGAAGAACTTCTTAAGCAACAGTCTGCCGCGGCCAACTTGTTTCAGGCTTCTTCTACAACTTTTGTCAGTTCTCCGGAAAAGAAGATTAAAGTCAAGAAATGTGTTAATGTTCTTAACCCGATAGGATATGCAGAGATATTCAACTACTGGTGGATAAATGAAGGCCAGCACTTGAATGAAGAAGAAATGAAGAAAATATTCAAGAAGCAGATCACTTATGCAGAGAAGGCTGCAAACCAGACAAGGCCAGACTTCATCCAGTCAGACAATATACAATACATTGATGATGTGAAAGCGAAATGAATCCGGATAATTACTACAACAGAAACGAAATCAGCAATTCGGATCTTACAGAGTTAAAGAATCTCCTTTATCCCCGGCTTCAGTTCGGGGATAAAGAAAAGATCTTTGCTTTCGGATCTCTTGTGGATGCAATAATCACGGAACCTGCAAGGGTAAACTACTTTCAGCTAAAGGTTGATGATGTTCAATATACGGAAGATGATTTTGCACTTGCACGCGAAATGCACAAGTCACTTCTGATGGAAGCCAGAAAAGATCAGTTCCTGGCTTACGTGCTTGAAAATTCCGATACACAGAAGTTCATGGTAAAGGAACGGGATTTTGACTATTGCGACTTTAAGTTCACTTTACCTACGCGATGTAAATGGGACTGGTTCCTGTCGGCTGCCGGTTTTGGCGGTGACCTGAAAACCACGTTCGCCAGATCGCAACAGGAGTTTGACGAAGCAGTAGATTTCTTTGACTGGGACAGAAGTCGCGCATGGTATATGGATATTGCCGGATCAGATAAAGACTTCATCTATGCGATAAGTAAGAAAAACTGCAAGATCTTCAAAAAATTCATTGAGAGAGGTGATCAAGTGTATAGACGTGGCTTTGACAAGTATAACGAATTGGCGTTCAAATATTATCTGTTTGTATTATGAAGATATTGTGTGTTGTTACTGAAAATGGTCTAGCCCCAAAATATGACAGTGACCGGGAAGAGTTTTCCCGGCTTAAAAGAAACACTGATGTTTTGGTAGAGGTGGGGCAAAAGAGAAATTATGAGTTTCACAAAAAATTCTTTGCCCTTCTTAAGTTGACATACGATAACTTCCCGGAATGGATGGAAGATAATCTGAATGTACATTCTGTTGAGGATCTCAGGACGCGTCTTAAGATTGATCTGGGCCTGTACGAAGTTTCGCATTACGGGAACCAGTCTGTAATTATACCGAAATCTATTGCATTTGACAAGATGGATGAAACTGAATTTGAAAAGTTCTACAAAATGTCAGTAAATCACATTTTGAAAAACTATCTCAAAGGAGTAACTAACGAGCAAATTGAGGAAGAAATATGGAAGTTCCTATAAAACTTAATATTACCCCCTATGATTATCAAAAGGAAGGAATTGAAAAAGGGCTGGAGTGGAAAAGGCTTTTTTTAGGCGATGAACCGGGCCTGGGAAAATCTCAGCCTTTAGATTCTGTAATTATGACACCTAACGGTAAAAAGAAAATGGGTGACATAGCCATGAATGATGAAATATTCGGATCTGACGGGGAAGTATATCATGTAATTGGCATTTTCCCTCAAGGAAATCTGCCTGTATATAAAGTAACTTTTTCTGATGGAAGTTCTTGTGAATGTTCGATAGATCATCTATGGAATGTAAGAGATGAGAACAGGAGAAGAAGGAATAATGGATATGTAACTAAATCATTGAAGCAGATTATTGATAGCGGTATATATCTCAAGTCAAGCGAAAAAAGAATAAGTTCAGGTAGAAAACCCGTTCCTAAATGGGAAATACCAATATGCAGCCCATTGCAATATAATGAGCGAGAATTGTTAATACCTCCTTATACTCTTGGGGCTATAATTGGTGATGGATATGTATGCAACTGTTCAAATGTTGGATTTTCATTCCCAGACGAAAAATTACACATCATGCAATTGATTACGGACGAACTTGATAATAGCATGATGATTTCGTGTAAAAGATTTGGAAATATAAACAGGTGTTTGTTGTCTAAAAAAGATTCATCGAACAGAAATCATGGTGCAAATGCTTATATGAAATCAATAAGGGATATGAGGCTTGATGTGGCCAGCGAACATAAGTTTATTCCTGAAAAATATAAATACAGTTCTTATAAGCAAAGAATGGGCCTTTTACGAGGATTAATGGACACTGACGGTTCCTGCACAAAAAACAAGACTAATTATCACACCATAAGTAAAAAGCTTGCATACGATGTTAAGAAACTGGTAGAATCTCTTGGAGGAATTGCCATAATAAAGTCATATGACAGGACATCAGAAGGTAAGAAAGTTGAGTATCAAGTCAACATACGTACAAATTTTTGTCCTTTCACCCTGAATTCAAAAGCAAGCTCATGGAGGGTAAACAAAAGATTTCTTGTAACAAGGTATATATCTTCGGTAGAATACATAGGTGATAAGCCATGTCAGTGCATACGGACTTCTGCTCCGGATGAATTGTATTTAACTAACGAATGTATAGTTACACATAATACATGCCAGTCTATTGGTATTGTTAATACCGCAAAGGCATACCCTGCTCTGGTAATCTGTCCATCTTCCCTTAAGATAAACTGGAAAAGAGAATTTGAGAAATTCGCCGGGGCCGAAGCTATTGTTCTTAACGACAATATAAAAGCTACATGGGGGTACATGCTGCAAATGCACAACATGGACGTTTGCATCTGCAATTACGAAAGCCTTCGAAAGTATTTTGTTTGGGAGTATAAAAAAGGATACCGTCTGAAGGATATAGTATTCAGCCCATTTATCAGCCTGTTCAAGTCTGTAATTATCGACGAAAGCCACCGCTGCAAAGATCCGGGAGCGCAACAGTCTAAGTTTGTAGCCGGTCTTGCTGCCGGGAAAGAATATGTTATGCTGCTAACCGGTACACCGGTAGTAAACCGGCCAAGAGATCTGATAGCCCAGCTTGCTATTATGGACCGCTTAAAAGAGTTTGGAGGAACAAGCTATTTCACGGCCCGGTATGGGGATGGCGAAAATCTGACAGAATTGTCAGAAAAGCTATACGAAACATGTCTTGTCCGAAGGGAAAAGAAAGATGTTCTTACCCAGCTTCCGGATAAAACAAGAATGGATATCTATATCGACATAGAGAAGGAAGCACCACAAGAGTATTATGAAGCTTACAAGATGGCGGAAGAAAACCTGAAAGAGTATCTATTAACATACAAGTCATGTACTGAATGGCAAGCGCGGGCAAAGATGCGTAACAAAGCCCTAGTTCAGTTCATGGAGTTAAGATCTCTTGTTGGAATATGTAAGGTCAAACCTGTGATAGATTTTATCAAAGATTTTGTTGCAACAGGGAAAAAGATCGTTGTTTTCTGTTCATCTCATTCGATTGTTGATTCCATAAAAAAGGCTTTTCCTAAAGCGGTAATGGTTACCGGCCGCGAAAACTATGTACAGAAGCAAGCAGCGGTAGATGTGTTTCAAAACCGACCGGAAATCCAAGTGATTATCTGTTCTATAAAGGCTGCCGGTGTTGGAATTACCCTGACAGCTTCTTCTACTGTTTTGTTCATCGAACAGCCGTGGACCTATGCTGATCTTGTTCAATGCGAGGACCGTTGCCATCGTATAGGGCAGAAGGATAACGTAACCGTATACAATGCTCTGGGAAATAACAGCATTGATCACAGGATATACAATCTAATACAAAACAAGAGAAGCATATCCAATCAGATAATGGCTTCTTCTGATGACATACCAAAGGATGAATGTTATTTTGACGAACTTGTAAATCTCGTATTGAATGACACAAAAAAGCAAAATAGCAATACTTGAATGCCTTGAGTATGTAATATCTCTTTTCCCGGAAACAAACAGAGGTTACAATGCATCAAGGCCATATCGTAAAGCACTGAAAGAATTTATCCGTGATAATAATTTAGACCATGAAAGAAAAGAAAATACCATTCCGGAGAAAATCTCCGCTTCGGAAGGTAAGACTAAGGAGAACAAGCAAAAGGCAGGAAGCACTGAACAGAAAGATATCGGCCATTAAGAGAGATCTTTCTCAAAGGTGCTGTATATGTGGACGTGAAGCGGTGTATCCCGCTCACCTTCTTCCGCGTTCAACTTATCCGGAATATTATGCAGAGAAATGGAATATAGTTCCAATGTGTAGAGAACATCACAGACTATATGACAATAATCTTGAATTCCGTCAACAACAGATCCAATTGTTTAACATCGTGCTGGAACATGATGAATGTGCAGCACGCAGATATTTCAGAATATATGGCACTAAAGGATAAAATACAATATTCTGTTGATCTTTTACTGAAATGTGAAGAGATGGCACTGAGAATGGATCCTGAGAACGGCTTTTATCTGGCTTTTTCTGGTGGGAAAGACTCTCAGGTTCTCTATCACCTTGCATTACAGGCTGGAGTAAAATTCAAGGCTCACATGAACCTTACTAGCGTAGATCCACCGGAAGTTATACGTTTTGTAAAAAAGAACTATCCCGATGTGGAACTGATAAAACCACGCATGAGCATCTACGAAATGGCAAAGATAAAAGGAATAGTTCCTACAAGAATAGCTAGATGGTGCTGCGAAGAGTTTAAAGAAATGTCCGGTGCAGGAAAAGTTACTCTGATTGGAATACGAAAGTCAGAAAGTGTAAGAAGGTCAAAGAGAAATGAAATTGAAACGGGAGACCGTAAATTCTCCGGAACATTTGACCAGTGGAGCGAACATCAGGAAAAAATGGTGACATGTGTAGGTGGAAAAGACAAAATACTGGTTTCTCCGATCATTTATTGGACAGAGAAAGATGTATGGGAATATTTAAATAGCATGAATATTCCGCACTGCGAGTTGTATGACAAAGGTTACACCCGAATAGGGTGTATTTTATGCCCTATGTCAAGTTATAAGCAGAAAGTGAAAGAAATAAGAGACTATCCTCATGTGAAAGTAAATTGGATAAAAACTATAAAATGGTTAATTGAAAACAAATGGACAAGAACAACCAAATTATCAGATCCCCAAATGGCTTTCAAATGGTGGATTAGCAAGAAACCTTTAGATAAGTTTTACGCGGACGAAGTAATACAACAAAAAATTGAATTTTAAATTTTTATTATGAATATAACAAAATCAATAGCAGAACAAGTAGCATTAAGGATGATACAGCCTATTGCCGAACGCATCAGTAACGAAAATGAACACAATCAATAAATATAAAAATAATTAAGTTATGAAAAATTACACACCTGAAAAAATTACAAGCCTTAAAGAAAACGAAGTTTTTGTGTTTGGATCAAATCTCAATGGAAATCATGCTGGAGGTGCTGCCTATTTAGCGGTAGAAAAATTCGGCGCGCAAATGGGAAATCCTGAAGGAATACAAGGCCAGTCTTATGCTATTCCTACATTGGATAAAAATATGGATCGTATTAATCTTACTGACTTGGAACAGTCAATATGCAGATTTTACCAATATGCCGAGGAAAATCCGGGTAAGGTATTCTATATGACAAAAATAGGTTGCGGCATTGCCGGATATGAATTGTCAGATATTGCCACAGTAGTTAATTGCCGTAATATTCCGGATAATGTAATTATACCAGAAGAATTTACACATATTCCGGGGTATAAGGGATTTGATGAGAATATGCAGTGCCGTGGATTTCAGTATCAAGAAGGTAATACATATCATGAAGATGGTAATATAGAAGCATGTCAGAGTGGATTCCATTTTTGCAAATATCCTCTTGATGTTTTTAGTTACTATTATCCTGCTAAGAACAAATTTTGCAACGTAGAAGGATTTGGTAAAGTATCTAATGACACGGATGATACGAAAGTGGCTGTTTCCGACTTAAAAGTAAAGGCAGAAATTGGTATATCAGGCCTTGTAAAGGCCGCTATTGAGTACACAAGAAAGAGGTGTACGAACAAGTGTAATGCAAAAGAAGGAGAACCAGCGACCGCCGGATATCGTGGCGCAGCGACCGCCGGATATCGTGGCGCAGCGACCGCCGGATCTTATGGCGCAGCGACCGCCGGATATCGTGGCGCAGCGACCGCCGGAGATAGTGGCGCAGCGACCGCCGGATCTTATGGCGCAGCGACCGCCGGATATCGTGGCGCAGCGACCGCCGGAGATAGTGGCGCAGCGACCGCCGGATCTTATGGCGCAGCGACCGCCGGATCTTATGGCGCAGCGACCGCCGGAGATAGTGGCGCAGCGACCGCCGGATCTTATGGCGCAGCGACCGCCGGATCTTATGGCGCAGCGACTTCACGAGGTAAATCATGTACCGGGGAAAATGGGTTGTCAGTAGCCCGTGGAAACAATGTAAGAGTACGAGGGGGAATGGGAGCAATATTGGTAATTGCGGAAGAAAACGAAGATAATTATAACATTGCATCATGGAAGGCAGTTGTAGTTGATGGTGTTAATGTAAAGCCTGATACATGGTACATGTTGCAAAATGGTGAATTAGTAGAAGATAATAATAAAAATTAAGTTATGGCAAAGAAAAAGAATCAAACCAGAGTAGAGACTAGAAAGGATGAAATTAGGGTTACCACAAGAGATCTCAAACAAATGCTCAACAAGTACCTTGTTCATAATCTGTTCAGGAAATGGACGGAAAATTTCATGGATCAAGATACCGGGGAAGTTGTAAGTCTTGACAGAAACGAACTTATTCTTGAAGCCGGAACATATCTGGGTAAGGAAGAATGCTCTACTATCAACTTCTACATGCAGGAAGGATCAATAACGGAAGTGGAAGTATCTAACCAGAAAAGAATGGCATTCGAGAACGACCGAGACGCGCTAGTTCCTTACATCTCACAGGTTATGCTGGACAAGAAGAAAAAATTTCTGTTGAAGGCTCAAAATATTGATCAGGCAAGAGAAATAGTAAAAGACTATACAGAACTGAACTTTAAAGGCCCCTATCGTATAACTCTTCTTAAAGAATTTGACTATTGCACAATTCTGGTAGACAAGCTTTCTGTTACCCCAATCGACGAAATAGGCAAACTTGCTATTGAATTTTCTGATCTTTACTCGGAAGAACAGATCAAAGCCCTTATGGGAGAAGGTGAAGAAGATATTCCGGAACCTAAATTCTACAACATCGAAGCAAGAATAATACTCACCGGACCTAAAGAAGAAGATAAAGAGGAAACAAACCAGACATTTGTCGTGGAAACCTATAATGCGGAACGTGCAATGCTAATCATTAATAAGTATCTCAATGATAAGCAGGATGAACTTGAAAAAGCCGCAAAAGAAAAAGGACGGGAATTCGATAGAAAGATCATTCACGCAAGTATAGAACAATCTTCCATCATTCCTGTGAACTCATATATTCCAGAAGAATTCAGTATAGCCTATGCAGAAAAATAGAATTAGCCTTACCGATTTTCTAAAACAACAGAAAAAATCATCTGGTAAGCATGATGATGAAGAACACCGCATACAATGTTCTTGTGTAAAATGGTTCAGGATGCAATATCCCCAATACCAGAATATCCTGTTTGCTATTCCTAATGCTGCAAGAAGAACTCCCCGAATTGGGGCTTACATGAAGGATGAAGGTATGCTTCCCGGTGTAGCTGATCTTATATTTCTGAAAAGTAACCGCAATTACAGTGCGCTATGTATTGAGATGAAAACTAAAGACGGAAGGCAAAGCGAATCACAGAAGAAATGGGAAAAAGCTGCAAAGGAAAATGGAAGTCATTATATCGTATGCCGGTCGTTTGACGAATTCAGAAAAGTAGTAACAGATTATATCAATGATATGTAATGAACCGAAAATCATTCTTGCTGTATCTCGATACGCTGGACGTTATTCAGGAACTTACCGATGCACAGATCGGTAAACTATTCCGGGCCATCGTATCTTATCAGCACGGACTTGATGATCCAGATAACAGAGAATATGAAGAATTGCTGTCCGGAGATTCCCTGTTAAAGATTGCGTTTACTCCTTTCAAATCCCAGTTTGACAGAGATTTTATTAAATACAAAGAAGTGTGCGAGAAAAGAGCAAATGCCGGAAGGAAAGGGGGAATAGCAAAAGCAAGTAAGGCACCTGCAGGACCGGTAAATCCGGTTCCTGCAAAGCCTGTTAAAGCTTTTGGAGATATTATCCAAGAACTTAATTCCGATCAGTTATGGATCGAACAAATGTGCCGTCAGTCCGGAATAGGCGCAAAGACATTTCTGGGAATTTTACCGGAACAAATTAATAAGTTCTTTGACTATATCTCTGCAACCGGACAGGAAGATACCGTGCTAACCACATCTGATGCAAAGAAACGGTTTTTCTGGTGGTGGAAAAATCAGGGTATAGAATCTATTAAACCAACCAATAATGGAAGAAAAACAAACATTAGCACAAAACCAGATATTCAACCTAGTAAACCGGCTGAAAAAGACTATTCAGGTTCATTCTGAGTATGACTTGACCGACTTTGATGAATTTGACCGGCATTGTCTTATGATTGAACAGATAGGTGCTGCATACATGGGGCGAGAATTCAGGGAGTTTGTTATTGACAGTTACAATAAAGATGTTATAAGATTTCTTGTTTACTACTTCAACAACTGCAAGCTGGCTGAGAGTATCTTTCCCGACAAAGAATTTAAAGTTTACAAGAACCTTATGATCCTGGGATCTCCGGGAACAGGAAAGACATTGCTTATGCAGATATTCTCAGACTATCTTATGCTGACAGGAAACCCCAACCGGTTCTATAACGTGTCTGTAACCCAAATGATGAATTACTACAAGATGAACGGGCATATAGACCGGTATACATATAACGAGAATTCCGGCAAAGGAAGTATAGAAGGTGATCCATTCAACATCTGTATTAATGACATCGGTCTGGAAACAGAGAATCAGAAAAGCTATGGTACTTCACTTGATCTAGTAATAGATGAATTCCTGTATGCCAGATATGAGATATTTCAGAACCAGTTTAAGAAATGCCATATAACCAGCAATCTTTCACCTGATGAATTCAAAGAAAGGTTTGGATATCGGCTGGTAGACCGGTTCAAGAGTTTTAACGTAATACCTTTATTAGGAGATAGTAGAAGAATATGATCAGACAAGACCAGTTTCCCCTTACATCATATCCCGGAAAATCATTCCAGAAGGAATACAGGGGAACAGATATCGTAATAGTGATATCTGCAGGACGCGGGATAGACTGCATTGTTATGAAGGACAATAAGGTTTTCTGGAAAGATCACCGGAAGTTTATAAAAGTCAGTGACTATTTTAAACAAGCAGAACAACAAATAGATTTCTTGATCGAAGGAAGAACAGATTTACGCCTTCAAATGATGCAGCAGCAGCTTGATACGATTAAGGATAAAGCTATGCGTGCGGCAAAACAAGCTATGGCTACCGCTTTATCATTATCGAAAGATCGCAAAGATCTGATGGATTTTTTTGATTTTGAAATTAAAAAACAATTTGGGAAAATATGATAAACGATAAGCTAATGTCATTTATGTGCTCAAGAATTCCTTTCGGGTTGAAGGTTTTTTCTTCGGAATATGGAATTCTGGAATTGGAAAGTGTAAGCCGTGATGGAATGGTTGAACTTAGAGGGAATAATGAATCTTCTGTTTATACCCAATTCTTTAACGTAAAACCAATATTATATCCTGCTGAAATGTTTTTGAATGATGCTGTTGTATGCGTCAGTCAAAGCACTGTGAAATATGTTATAAATGGTATTTGCCCATATTTTACCGACCAGCTTGGATTTGTCAATGAAGGTCTGGCCGTCTCGGTTTTCGATTTACCTTTTGATCCGTACATGAAATATGACGGGAACCAATTTAAAGTAGGAACACAAAACATAGTAAAATGATACCTCTAGGATTTATTACAGCCTTACAAGGCTTAGAAAGTATTCTAGCCAAAACATATAACAAAAGTATATATATGGGAACAAAGTTAATAACACTTCCTTATTCTGAATATCAGGAATTACTTCAAAAGGCAAATGCCACCAATTACCAGTTGATTAAAGAATCGGAGAACATCAGGAAGGAATACGAATCACTCCTTGAGAAAAGCAACAATTTATACAAAAATTATTTTGAACTGTATACAAAGCAAAAAGAAGAAATCAAAGAAATGGAACGAGTAATTACTCAGCTTAAAATGGAGTTAAGCAAGAAATGGTGGAAACGTATCTTTAATCATAAAAAACTGGAATTATGACAAAGGAAGAAGCAAACAATATCATAGCAGAAAATGAAGCTATGGTGATCGGATGCACTTACAACGTGCTATTTACAAATGATATAGTGATAGGTCTTACGATAGAAGCTGTTGAATCTATCAGGAAATCTCCATTATACCGGTTTGATACCAAAAGAAAAGTAAATATAGTAGAGAAAGATCGCTTGAAATATGAAAGGTTGATAAATGAAGTAATTGGTAACACAAGTTCTTTCTTTGCAGACGCTAACGACATTTTTCTTGAGGATATTCAGAAGCATGTAGATATACTGTACTACTCGATTAAAAGAGAATTTGATAAAGTGAATTTATCTTTTTCCGGCATAATAGCACGCATGGAACTTGCCAGAACATTGTGTGAATTCTCATGCCTTCAACTGGATAAAAGAGAAGAGGAACTTCAAGAGAAGGACAAGCGTTTCAAGAAATTCGGCATTGACTATTTACGTTTGACGAATCTTTTACGGTCGTTATCCGAAACAATGAAAACCTTAAATGTACCTTGTACGGTAAATCTTAATACTGAAGAATGTACAAAAGCAATTAATATATTATCTGTTAAACTTGCTGATGCGAATACAATCGCAAAAGCTATATCCGCATAAGTTATGAAGAAATCACAAGATCCGATAGTCCAGCGTAAAGTAGATCTGGAAGAAAACCCTAAAGGAACCATGCTCAAAGTATCTCAGCAAAGAGATCTGGAGGAAAACGGAAGATATGTTCCAGTTCCGGGAGATAAAAATCACACAATGATTTTCGTCCGTAATGGTGATGATCCAGAAAAGAGAATTGCTGCATATCTGGAAAGAACTAGATATTAATTTTTAAAATAATACATTATGAAAAATATAACCAAACAGCAAGCTGTTGAAATTATTAAGGAAGCATTTGATCTGAAAGATTTTAATAATAAAGAGGATGGTAAATCTTTTTACTGTGAGGATGGCGAAAATGTTTCCTTCTTCTTTGACAAAAGACAGTATGACAGATTCACAGTGATAAATACACTGATGGAATGTTTTCAAGATAAAAATATAGAGCAAGGCCAATGCCGTATAGAAAACATTACGTTGCTATATACTGTGGCACATGTAGAGAACAGGAATGTTAAGTGAATACCCTAAAGAAAGTAACTATGACAAATAAAGATATCAAAAAAGCAGCGGAAAGAAGCACGGAAAAATATGTAGAAAATGGAGATTTAAGAGGCTTTCGCGGTTCTTACCGATTGGGATTTATTTCTGGTGCAGACTGGCGCATTAATTCAGTATGGCATGATGTTAAGGATATACCAAAGGAATCATCAGCTATCCTTGCAATTAGACCTGATGGTAGCACAGAGATCGTTTATTTTATAAACCTATTGCGATGGAGATCCTTAATAAAAAGATGCGGATTTTTTCAGTGGGCATACATTAAGGATCTAATACCAAATAAGGAGGGAGAACAATGATAGATGAATTACCTAATAATATACACCCCGATGTTTTACGGAAAGTCACATCATTAAGATCTTATGCAAGAGATATAATTTCAGAAGCTAGATATCAACTTGGTGGAGAGTTCCCAAAATGTAAAAGGGTGGCAATAGCTAAGTCTGTACCATTTAGTGATAATCTTAGAATGATTGAGACTAAACAAGCATTTGAAGTGATCAAGAGGTATTTAAGACGAAAGTATAGCCGATTGCATTATGAAGAATATATGGGAGGATATGAAGTACGTTTCTGTATTTCGTTTTATACAAATAATGAGAACTAATATATGAGAAAGTATTGGTATTATACATACAAGACCATTAACAGTGTAGGAAGCGGAATCTGCTGTTCTGATGATGGTGAGTTTGATATAGTTGCAAGAATTAAATTTCTAGAAAAAAATATTCTTTAGGCAAAGGCACTATTGTAGTTATTGATAACTGGAAAGAAATATCTTCAACTCAATACGAAAAATTAAATAGTTACTTTGATGAAATGAATAAATGAGGACTGATATCATGCAAAATACAGAATATAAAGTAGGAGAAGTGTTTCAGTGCGGACTAATTAAATTAAGATGTGAGGAATCACGAATAATTGGGAGTTGTTGTGAAGGTTGTTTTTTTCATTTTTATTGTTTTAAGGAGACTACTAGGAATATAGCAGGGCCTTGTGCAAGAACTCAAAGAAAAGATAAAACAGATGTTATTTTCGTAAAAGTGGAGGAATAAATTATGAAACCAATTCTTGATGCTTGCTGCGGTGGAAAAATGTTTTATTTTGATAAATCAGACAATAGAGTTTTATTTCAAGATATTCGCAAAGTAAAGACAACTCTTTGTGATGGTAGAATCTTTGAAGTAAATCCTGATGTTCAATGTGATTTTACTAAAATGCCATACGGAGATGATACTTTTTCTATGGTAGTATTTGATCCACCTCATTTAGTTTACAGCCCGGGAAAAAAGTCTAAAATGGTTGACTTGTATGGATCCTTAAGTGACAAAGCAATGCCAACAGGGTATCAACAAATTAAATATGGAGCATTATATTCCGATTGGCGAGATATGCTTTCAAAAGGTTTTAAAGAGTGCTTTAGGGTATTAAAATCAGGTGGATTTTTGATTTTTAAGTGGAATGATACAGATATAAAGGTTTCTGAGATTTTAAAGTTGACACCTGAAAAACCTGTATTTGGTCATAAATCAGGAAAACGCTCTAATACTCATTGGATTTGTTTTATGAAAGAATAATAATGCTTAAAAGGGGATCATTTTCGGTTAAATTCCTCGCGGAAGGTGTATTGTTCCGTGAGGAATACGAACTTCCTTACAGAACGGAAGAACCGGTTTACTGGGCAAGAAATATGCTTAATACACATTCCACTTTATACCAAAACGCCTTAGAAAGAATTGCGACAGACTTAGGAATATCTTTTTCTTATAAAAGAAAAGGATGGGAAAATAGAAGAATGGTTTGTTTTCTAGGGCTTGGATTGAAGGGGATTGATATAATTGAGATTAATGAAATACACAATCATTTAATATTGGAGGACTGAGATATGAAAGCAAAAGTAAAAGCAACCGGAAAAGTAGTTGAAGCAGTAATAGATAAATGTTCTGTACCTGTATCCGGATATGGAGCAAAGTTTGTTTATGACTGTTCGGATGGGAAAAAATATTTTGATACCGAATTGGATTTTATCAATGTTTACCCAGATTGGCAGCATATAAGAATACAGGCTTCAATTGCAGCAATGCAAGGATGTTTGGCGAATAATACTTTTTATGCTACCAAAGAAAATATTACAAAGTTGTCTGTCGGATTTGCTGATGCGCTGATTGAAGAACTTAAAAAAAAGTAATATGGGAAAGGAAGAAAAAGCAATGAGATACGTGCAGGATAAGATGTTCCCGCACATTATTAATGCTTCACGAATAACTGATCCATGTTTTACGAGGGATGATCTGAGAAAAGCGTATGAATCCGGATATGATGAGGGCTATTCTGAAGGAAGAACAGAAAATCTACTTGATCAATTAAAAAAGAATAAAGATCAAGAAGCAGAATTGATCTGTAAGAGAAAACAGGATGAAGCGTGGACTGAATTTAAAAAGATTTTCTATAATATGGAGACAAAGGAAGATAAAGCAAAAAAGTATGCTGAAGGACTTAATAAAGTAGGCCGGTCTTTTGATATATATTATGTTGAGCAAGCTTTTCTGGATGGCTGGGAAGAATGTATGAAATATCTTCAATCTTTACCTTTAGATGAAGCTTCTAACAGAATTTTATATCATGGGACTAAAATAGGTGATAAATCAACTTTTAATGATTAAGTGATATGAGCAACGACATGTTAAACATACAAGGAACACCACAACCCCTTGATAAGACTTTAAATCAAGCATACATTGATGCGCTTAAAAAGCATATAGAATTGCTTGAAGCAAAGAAAAGAGAAGTAGAGAAAGTTATTATAGATCACGGTATGACTACCGGCTACACTAATGGAGTTATTGCAGGACTTAATTTTGCTATTAATCAGCTTTGTGAAAATATTAATCAATTAAAAAAATAAGTAATATGAAAACAAAATATGTAAGAGTGTCATTTGATGTTGAATTATGATAACTGGTAGGAATAGATATGCAAAAGATAATGTTCAACGACAAATACGGCTTAACTAAAGCCGTATTGGAAGGAAGAAAGACGCAGACAAGAAGAATTATCCCAAAGGAATTTTTCACTTTGCAATGGGACGTAAGGGATGATACTCTTGTTGTAGAGAACGAATGGGGTGATTTTATTGATATAAGAAACACCAAATTCTGCATGTTTAAGAAGGAAGAAATAGTGGCGGTTGCTCAAAGTTACAAAGACTGTGGAGGTTTTATGGAGGATGGTACTCCAAGATGGGATTACATATCATGTATTGTCGGAAACAAAAATGCAGGTTGGTCTAACAAGATGTTTGTAAAGCCAGAACTTATGCCGCATCAAATTCGCATGAAAAACGTAAGAATTGAGCGTTTACAAGATATTTCGGATGAGGATTGCTTGGCTGAAGGAATAGAGTTTGACGCAAAAGCGAAATCATTTTATTGTGGGATGAATGTATTGAACAATTCTAAAATTTGGCTAGGTTGTACCCCTCGTGAAGCCTATGCTGCATTGATTGACAAAGTAGGCAAGAAAGGTGATTGGGAAAGAAATCCCTATGTATTTGTTGATGAATTTAAACTGATAAAATAATATGAATAAGAAAATATTAATCAGTAATTTAAAGTCATTTATAGGCAGATTGAAAGCATGTTACTATATTCTTACACAGCCTAAATATTATGTATTTGCTTTTTGTAACGAATATAAAGCAAGTGCAGTATATATAAAAGATCCTACTGATCGTATTGATAGGGCTATTGTTAATTTCTTAGAGAGTGAATATTATAGACAACGTGTAAAAAGTTGAATTATGGAATTTAAAGTCGGTGATATAGTAAAGGTAAAAGATATTCAGGATTTGATTAAAAGAGGTAGATGTGACGAAGAACTTGCACGCCAAATGTCAGGTGTAAAGTTTAAAATTAATGCGTTTTTTATAAAACCTAATCAATATGAACTTAAAGCCAAAACTGGTTTAACAGTATATTGTTATGAATATGAAATGGAAAAATGTGAGGATATCGAAAACGAAAGCATAAAGAACGACCGGAAAGACGACAAGGTTATGATGGAACTTCTGCCTTGGCCGGAACTGGAAGAAGTCGGGAAAGTATACACAGCAGGAGCAAAAAAATATGGCCCCAACAAATGGCGAAACCTTCCAGACGGATATCAGAGATATAAAGGTGCCATGCTCCGGCACCTTACCGAACTGGAAAAGGGTAATGATATTGATCCGGAAACAGGATGCTTGCACGCGGCTCAGATTGTATGGAATGCAATTGCCATGTTGCACTGTAAAATGGAAGAAATGTCTTTAAAAAATAATGTTTGCAATGGATAGTTTGAATACGCCAGAAAGATTGCTTGATAGTTTTACACTTATAGCAATGAATGGGAGAGAAGTTAATGAAGTTGTCTACAAACATATAGCTTTAAAAGCTGTTCAAATGGCTAGACAGGAAGGATGGATTTGCCCTAAATGCGGAAAGGTTTATTCTCCCAGTGTAGATACTTGCTCAAGCTGCAATGGGGTAAAAGCAAGTCAATATGACAGGGAAAAGTTCCAAAAAAGACTACATGATTTAGGCATAAATATAGATAAGGTATGTCGTATAAGGCTTTATATACCAGATATTGATTCGGTTAAAATTGAGGATGAATATTGGCTTTTTAAAAGAGATGGTGCTGAATTTAAACTGAATTTTTCAGATATGTCAGTCTTGCAATATGTAAAAGACGAATACATTATAACTGATCTTTCAAGAACATTGAAAGAACTTATAAAAAGGCACTTAATATGTTGATTTCCCCAACTTGTCAACGCTGTAATACAATAATTCAGTTAATTTGCTGGTATGGAAAATGTAAAGATACAATTTAAAGGAATAACCCGTAACACGGACGATGGAATATGCCCGGACGGGGAATGTATGGAACTGATCAACGCAAAGGTAAACAATTCCAGTATAGAACCTATTGGAAACCCCATTCAGCTAAAACAGACGGTTCATACATACAAGGAAATATATCACCATGCGAACGCTAAGAGATATATCGGAATAACCGAGGATGGTCAAATGTACGAAATGCCGGAAGATCTTTCTTCTGAAACAATTATGACGGAAGATGTAAAGGCTAAAAGTATTCAATTCATAGGTAACACGGTGTCAGTATTAACTGACACCGGTGTTAAATACCTTCTGTTTAAAAACGATGGATATGTATATCTGGGTTCTCTCCCTGATCTTCCGGAGATATCTATTACTAAAAATTTTACCGTACACACAGAAAAGTCAGATACTCAACTTGTATACGGAAGAGGTGCTTCAGAAGAAGAAAGAGATACATTTAACCAAAGTGTATACGGATATTACCTGAAATGCATATCATGGCTTAACAAAGAAGCATTCTATATTCATGCTACTGAAGTCAGAATTGCTTATCGTCTGTTTGATGGATCGTATGTCAAACATTCACCGGTAAGACTTTTGTATTTTTCACCGAACAAAAGCATAAAGGTAAACATTGGAGGGCCGGGTGGAAGAGTAAAGGAACTTACCTTTTCGGGAAGAAACGAAATGCAGTACACCGGTGAATCCGCATTTTCCGGAGAAACAGATGAAACAGGAAGGATCACGGAATACGTTTGGTTCTCTGTAATGGGATTTAGCCTTTCGTTTAGTATAAGTAACTGGGGAGACACTGATCTTTCAAACTGGAGCGATATTATAGCTTCTATTGACGTGTTTTCTACTCCTAATATGCCTTACTGGGGATCAGTAGCTAGCAATGCAGAAGAAACACAACCTAATCCGGGTGATCTTATGATTTCAAGATCTCTTTTTTACAAGATAGGTCAGTTTAACCTTAATGGAGAATACGCTCAGGATGATAAAGATGTTTCTTCTGATATTATGGCTACAAGAGAATCCTTAGATGATGATCAGGGAACACATAATTTTATTATACCACAGAAAGCATATTCTTACAATAACAAACTTCATTTGTACAACTATGTTCAGAAACTCTTTGAAGGATATATAAAGGACTACATTTATGACGCATATACGTCATATCCTGGGAACGGATCTATAACTGTAACGGTTTACATCAATACTACTAATGGTGGTAAAGTGGTGCAAAAATCCTTCAGCGGAGTTAATATACCTGATGTATTCCCTTCATTTCTGGTATATCCCGATTATAGGGCATATAAAATGATTGTTGTCATAAAATACAGTGGTAACATACGGTCTAAAACATTTTTCCTTAAGCCGCATGGTACTTTGAATATGGCTTATTATTTTAATGCAACATCATCCGGATATTATGACGTCGAGCCTAATAATATAGAAGATTGGAACAAACTTGATGTACTTGTAAATCCTTCCAATGATACTGAAAGCTTAGATAATGTTCTTAAAGTGTCTAACGTAAACAATCCGTTCTACTTCCCTGCCGATCAGACCTACCAGTTTCAGACACCTATTGTCGGGGTGCAGTCAAATGTGATAGCAATGTCTCAGGGCCAGTTCGGCCAGTTCCCTTTGTATGTGTTTACAAAGGACGGAATATATGCAATGTCTGTCGGATCCGGAACACTGGCCTACTCTACCCAGACACCGGTAACAAGAGACGTATGTAACAATCCGGATTCTATATGTGGCCTTGATACAATGGTAGCCTTTTCTACCGAAAGGGGCCTTATGGTAATAGATGGTGCTACTACCCAGCTGATATCGGAAAAGATATACGGATTTCTGCCTTCATGTTCCATATCTTCACCGATCATTACCCGTATACTCGCTGTTGCCGGTCTGGATTCATGCCTGTCAAGCGTTGTGTTCCCGGACTATCTGGAAACGGCAAAAGTGGGATATAACTACGAAACAAAGGAAGTCGTGGTAGCAAATGGGGACTTCCCCTACTCTTATGTATATTCCCTTAAAACCGGAGAATGGCATAAGATCTCACAACAGATAGATTCTTTTGTGAATTCCTATCCGTATACCTGGGCAATGATCGGAACGCAAATACTTGATCTGAATAACATGCACCGGAGTGTTTCAAAGATAGCCCTTGTTACCAGACCTATCAAGATGGGAACACTTACGCATAAAAGAATACTCCAGACCGCCTTAAGAGGAATAGTCAAGAGAAGCCTGTCGGATCTTTACATAAAGGGAGAACCGGTAATGTTCAGAGGTGAAGGAGTAGATATCTTCTCTGATGTAGGAATGTACATTCTGGCTTCCAATGATGCGGAACATTTTGAACTTGTTGCAAAGAAAGAAAAAATGATTGATATCCGGGATCTTGTCACTAAGATGAACAAGAGCAAACCATACAAGTATTTTATGATATGCCTTGTCGGTGGTGTACGAACTGACGTTTCAGTGAACTACATTGAAATGATGGTAGACGAAAGCTTTACCAACCGGCTCAGATAAAAAAGGGGGAAGTGAAAACTTCCCCTTTTTTCATATCCCCATTTCTGCGGCCCTTCGCCTTACTTTGGGTGCTAATGCACAAATACTGTTTTTAAGCCGGTCCAATGCCTGATCCTTTTCTGTCGGATCTACATTATAACCGTTGTCCGAAAGCCATTTGTAGGATATGTATTCTACCATGTAATCACCCAGAAGCCGGTCAACACATTTGGTTATCTCTTCCTTCTTCGGCCTTTGGCTGGTTATTTCGATACTGTCCTCTGTGATTATAACTTCTACCAGCCTTTTCTGGGCATAGAAGTTTATTTCGTTCAGGGCTTCATCAAAATAATCTCCCAGAATATCCGATTCGTCTTTGCTTGCCTGAATGATTTTTGACAAAGGATTTTCCTGCTTTTTGGCTTCGCCGATATAGTAGGTTTTAGTGAAAACCTTGTCTATTATTTGCTGTTTGTTCATGTCCTTTCAGGTTTAAGTCGTCTGGCCGAAAGCTGAATAAGTTCCGTTTCCAGACGGATCAGTTTTTCATCAAATCTCTTTGCTTCATCGGACTTGACTGTATTAAGCCAGTTCCGCAAAATGGAAGTTGACATATAATTCGTAATATAATCTACAAGCTGATTCTGCAGGTCCGGTGTGTTGGCTGCGGCTTTTATCGTAAATGTGATATTTTCACCTTCATTGGAGTAGCTTGTCTCTCCCAACATTCTTGACAGCAGGTTACAAACAACCGATGTAGCATCTGACACAAAATCTTTCAAAATCGGATCATCATCATCTGAAGCCTGTATCTTTGCGGATATTCCCACCAGACGGGGATCTGATTTCGCTGATTCACCGATGTAATATGCCTGATCCTTTACTCTTAACAGTAAAGTCTTGACGGCTATCTGCGGTGTTAAACTTTTACTTCCTTCCATTATCTCTGCGGTTTTTTACGTTCACACAATAATTTTTTTATGTTTGTAGCATTAATTACAACTTTGTCTGCATAATACTTCACATCATCCCTGTTGGTCATGGCAAACCATCTTTGACAGATTGAGTTAGATATATAGTTGGTCAGACACTGGGTAAGTGTAGTTAGTGCCGCGTCTTTCCAGTTTACAGGAAGATCAAAGTCTATGCTTATTTCTCCCTCTCCAAAAGACAAAGTACCATACGAAGATATTACATCACTTAATTCTGCGGCAGATTCCTTCATAAGCGGCTGGACAATCTTCATTTCATCTTCCGTAAGCGAAAGCTTGTCTATATTATCCAAAGCCTTTCCGGTGTGCGCGGTTATTGCATACACATCTTCGTATATCTTACTTTCCTGAATTGTTACGTTTACTTCCATAATTTCCTGATAAAAAAATAATATATCAGATAACCGGATCCGGCCAGAACTAAAGACCATAAAACCCATGATATCCATACCGGATTTACTTTCTTCTCTTCTGTCTTGCTATATTCTGTTTCCGTATAGGTAGAATCCCTTATGTTAGATCCGGACTTGATCTGTTCCTGACTGAATACTTCCGTCTCGTTCCGGGAATTTCCGGTGTAATCTGTTTCTGTCTGAACAGTAGAAACAACATGCTGTTTGCCTGTGCTGTCTGGTTCTGAAAAGAACGTCTCGGTCTTTTTGATCTTATAATTTCCAAAGACTACTTCTTTTTGGAACACATGATCATTCCTAGAGGAAATAAGAGAATCCGATTTGCTTCTCACATTCTCCAGAGAAGTGTTCAGCGTTTCTTCCGATTTGTACTTTCTGGAAGCACAGGCTGTGAAAAGCAATAATACTATGAATGGAAAAACTTTCATGCTTCAAATTTAAATTTGTTGATACGGTTCATCCATCCTTTCTTGTATTTTTTGTTGGTCGGCCTTGCCTTGCAGATTTCATCAATGTATTTAATACGGTCATTTTTGATCTTGAAGAACAAAGACATGGGATCCATTGCGTTCAATGCAGCAATAGTCTTATCACCTACAATTCCATCAACCGTTACGCCAAGTATTTTCTGTGGCCTTTTAATTCCATGAACACCGGAAGCCCACACCCAATCAACAAGTATATTGGCAACAGACTGATTTTCTATCCGGTCAGCCTGCCATCTGTCCCAGAACATTGTTTTGAGAATTTCCGTCCATTCTTCATCACTGATGTTTTTCAGATCGTCAATAGAAGGATCTGGAAGCCCTTTCCTTTTTCTGTATTCCTTGTATGTGGTAAGGGTTATTCCCCTGTTGGTTGCTCCACCCAGATCATCCGGATCGTTTACAAAACCACCTTCACATTTCAAGATAAATGGTTTCAATTTATTCACGTTTGCCATTGTTTACCTCCTTATCTTCTTTTAAAATGCACTTGACTTCTTCATCATTTACGTCTACTGCTTTTTTCACAAAGACACGTGCGGCTCCAAGCATATCAATCTTAATCCCTTTAGGTTTAAGAATATTGCCTATAATGCTGCATAATTCGATAAATGAGACCAGCAAACAGGCGTATACGTCTATATCCCAGCCTTTACCGCTTGCTACATTAATCATACAAACCGCACATACAAAAGCAAAGTATGTGGTTATTTTACCCATAGTGGCGCGTATAGCACGCGAAAAGCGAACCGTCTTACCCATAAGAAGGCTTTTCCTTACGCCAAATGCCAGATCTGCCATGATAACAACAAAACTAACAATTAACCAGGGGATCATGTGTTGTAATGATTCCATGATAAATGCAGTTGCTACACTGGCAAAGCTTCCTTGAATTGTTCCTGAAATAATACCTTTTTCTTCCATGTTGTCGTGTTTTTGACAAAAATAGTAATTATATGCAAAAACAAAGAAGAGGTACAAGCAATTATCTAACCGCCTGTACCTCTTTGATAAACATATTTCCCAATTCAACTACATAGGGGAATTGCTGTACATTTTCCCTTTGAAGTATTTCCTTACATTAAATCCCATGTCTATATCCTTCAGCTTTTCTACGGCTTTCCGGTAGCATGACAAAGCCATCTTTTCATTGGGAACTTTACGGGGATCATCATAGCCCATATCCATAGCAATGCTCAGACCGTGATCACTATAGCATACGTTTGCTGTAACGTACAGGGCGTATGAATTATAGTAAGGCCTTTCTTCAACCACACCGTTAAGAGATTGAACCGCTTTTGTGAATACTTCATAGGTCCAGTGGAAACCTTTTGTCCCGTCCTGATTAACCGTCCGGTTGCTGATGTTTACAGCTTCTTTGTCCGAAAGATAATTCTTCCAGAATACTTCTTCAAGGTGTGACAGCCAGCTTTCTGCCAGATCCGGATGAACTTTTGCTACTTCTTTGAAAACCCACATTTCAGATTCTCCGAAAATCTTCATGTTGGCCGGATCCTTTGAGGAAACCATCTTGTGATAGAGTTCCTCGTATCTCTGTATCATTTCGTCCGCTTTCATCATATCTTTTGTTTTAAGTTATCCCCACCAAATACTGGTGGGGAGTTTTTAACATATACTACTTATGCAGGATATGTAGCGGCAATGGTCAAGGGGGTTGCCATACTTACACCGTATGCCAAGTTGCAGTTGCATTTATCCTTAATGTTGTCAGGACTGATTACTGTCTGCAATGCTGTTAGTGCAATTGTAGGCACTGCATTTTCGGCTCCGATAAACGCCACTCTAAACTGTTCGTTAAACTGTTTAGGAATTGCCCTGCAAGAACCTTTAGGGGTGTAGAGAAAGCTTCCTGCTGCATTGATTGTTACTACCGTTTGAGTGCCGGTTGTTGCCTGGCTTAATACGGAAAATGTTACGCCTCCAGTGGGCATAATAGAACCCGTTGCACAGTAAGGCTGGCATACGTTTCTGACAATATCAACTAAATACTGTTGTGATGTTGCCGCAATTGTGATAGGTGCTAATGTTACCATATATCCAATTATTTTGTGTTTGGTGCAGGACTTTCAGCCGCCTGCGCTTCGGCTTTCTTTGTATCACTTGTTTTTACTACGTAGTCTGTCGTTTGGCCTACCGGAAGGTTGTAGTTAAGCAAATTCTTCAGTTCTGTCAGATCTTCTTTGTTAAAGGTCAGTTTACCTTCCATAAGTTTCAATTCGCCTGATTCAAGGGCCTTGTCAACAATCCCGTGAGCCATAGCCGGGATAGATTCATCAGGCACACTTGAAAGGTATTTACCCAGCATTGGCTGTACAATGCTATTGGTGATAGGTTCTATCATGGGTGCCAGTTCTTGAGTAAGTGACCAGTTGGGAGAAACAATACCCATCTGTCGTACTTTATTCTCAATCATCTGTAATGCCGGGAATGAGGACATTTTTGCTTGTGAAAGCTGCAACACAACCGGCTGCAACCATCTGTTCAGAACCGCCGCTAGTATCTGAGAGTTAGTATATTGCATAATGTTTGTCGTTTTATAGGCCGGAGCGTATTTAAACGCCCCGGCCATTTAAAAATTGATTTTACTGGTTGCTGCAACAAGTGTCGCACACTTTGTTCTGCGGAACAACCAACTGAGACAGAGATTGCAGCTGTGCAATTTGCTGGCCCAGACAGCCGATGTTGGCAGTAGCAGTAGCGTTGTAAGTAGCCTGCTGCAAGTTGACAGCGCTCTGTGCGTCTCTGAAGTTTTCCAGTTTTGTAGCAACCTTACCGATTTCACCCTGCAAGTAAGCAGTAGCTTCAACGATCTTCTGATCAGTGTACACCTGAGAACGCAACAGGGCATTTTCAGATTTCAAAGAATCAGCTTCGCGAGTAAGGTTCAATTCATAACGGTTTACAGCCATGTTTTCAGAACAGCCGCAGTTTCCGTTGTTCCAGCCACCGAGGAAGTTTCCACCGTTCAATCCCAAGAAAGAAGCCGTACCGAGTGCTCCTAAAACCGTGTTCAGATTACCCTGTCCCTGTCCGGTGACATTGTAGTTCTTGCCGTTTACATCTAATGTCATAGTGTTGTGAATTTAATTTGCCTTCTTATTGCTTCCGGCATTGCAAACTAGGATAATTATTAGTATCTTAGATGCAACAAAATTACACGACATGGATAACACAGAAAATAAGGAAAAATCCGTATTTTTAAAAGCGGATAATGTAGATGCAGATCTTCAAGAAGTAAAACCTGATGAAGTTGAGGAAGATCTACTAACAAAAAGAGAGAAAGAAATTTTGGAATGGATCGGTCATGGTAAATCACAAAAGGAAATTGCAGAAATACTTCATCTGGCTCCTAAAACCGTAGACAAACACATTTCAAATATGAAGGAAAAGTACAATATCAGTAAATCTACTGAAATGATGGGTAAAAAAGTCGAAGAAATTCGATGTTGAACTTCTTCGACAGTATGGTTTACAAATATTCTTTATATTAATTAATCTGTGTGATGGAGGCACACCTCGTCTGTAATTCGGTAGAATATCCTAAAAACAAGAAAACATATAATACCGGCACAACTTAAACCGGTAGCTATAAACATGTAGGATATACTGTCAATGATGTTCAGGTATTTTGCAAATCCGGACAAGTTGTTTAACAGAAGGCAGGCTATATTTGCCATATACCATTTACACAATCCGGATGAATAAGATATTATTCTTGCAATAGTAAAAAGTGAGCATCCACCTATAAGAGAAAGAATGAAGGCCCTTCGATCATATTCTTCCTGAGTTATTATAGGCTCTTCGGAGAAGTAATCACACGTATATGTTATGGAGAGGATGCACAAACATAACGAGTAAACAAAGGGTTCATATAGCTTTAAAAATATCCTTGCCCGTTTATTACGAAGCAAGGATATTACTCTTCCGATGATCATTTTTTGTTTCTGTCTTTAAGATCACCTGGTCCGACATATCCTCCACCTGCCGGATTTTTTACTTCTTTCGGTTTCTTCGCCATATAAAGGAAATTTTAAGTTAAACATCACGACTACAAATTTACATAATGGTACATACATTATCAAATAATAGCGAGATTTTTTGCAGAATCCGGTTACACCTATACTTTTTGAACGAATCCACCACTTACAAGGTCTGCAAGGTTATGAGTTACCTTGTTGCCTGTATTTCTGATACACTTATATACTACTCCGCTTTGGGTGTAATACTTGCCTTCTTCCAGTATCATTCCCTGCCACATCGGATTTAACTCTTCGTTGTAAGGTATCGGGTCTTCCAATGTTCCTTCGTGATCTTCTACTACTTCAACCCATAAAGACGACTGGTTTCCCGGAGACCAGTTAGATTGCGTGGTGTGATCCTGCACTACTTCGTAAAGTTTCCCGTTGTACTCATACTTTTCTCCTTGTTTTACCTGAACGCTGTCTGCCGACCATTCGGGATAAAACTCTTTAACCGACAAGGCTTCCGTGTTTGACATCTTCATTGTGTTGATATTGGCTTTTGTTTCTGCCGTAAGAATCTGCATAGCTTTAACCTTTGCATAATCTTCATTAGGCTGAACATAATCTTCTCCGTGCGTCCATGCTTCTGAGTTCATCAACTCAGTAAATTTCGGACTATCAAATTCATATCTAGTAAGAACATCAAATTCATCAATGTTCTTAACATACTCTTCATGCAGGACAACCTGTGTCATATCTACACTCTGTCTCATTGTAGGGATGATTTCAATCCCGTGTGCTTTTGCTTGATTAATTTCACAAATTACAAATTTCATAATTACTTATTTTATTCAGTTGTTTGTTCACTAGGTAACAGATATTCAGAATCTATGTACTTTCTGATAAATTCTTTTATCTCTTGTTCGTCTAGACTACGGTTAAACAAATAAGCAAAATAGAAGACTCCATCATATAATTCACTTACTCCTTGATTTTCTAATGTAAAATATCCTCCACCAATCGCAATACCTTTTGTTCCTTGATTGGTTCCACTATTTATATCAATACCATTAAATTTATATTTAGTTTGATAATTTATTTTTTGAGAATAATCATTTATATTGTATCTATAACTATATCCAAAATTATAATTTTCAACATAATTTAAAGAGTCTATATTTTTACCTATAATAAATTCACCAAAAGAATTTGCTGATCCTCTATCTCTTTTACTAATAAATCCGCCATTACCTGTTTTACTACCACTTTTAATTTTATAAATAAAAGTATAATCGTCTAAAATAGGCATATTTACATTAATACCATAATCATTTACTCCGTCAAATACTAGAGCATTAACAATGGTATTTGTTCTATTAAAACATTACATTCTCCTGAAAATTTATGAAAACCAAAACCACACCAAATACCATTTTCAGGCATATAATCTACAATAAAATCATTAACCCCATTATAAAGTCTTTTACAATAAGATAAATTGTCGATTTTTCCAAAGTATAAATCCATTTCATCTGTTAGCCCGCTAACATTTACATAAACTCTGTAATTATCTTCATTTTTTATTGTTGGCTTAAAAAGCGGACTTGCTTTAGGACTTGTACAATTAGTAATTATTAATTTTGTAGATGTCTTAGAAAATCCATAGTCATTATTAGTATTATAAGCATATCCCACTAACCAATTATATAAATATCCCCCATATCCACTCATTTCAGAGAAATTAAATCCAACTAGACGTATATCATGTCCATTACCTGTAAGGTCTTTCAGTATTGCTCTATCTTCATCATCATTGGTCTTACCTTTAGCTGACCATGCAGCGATCAGTCCGGGATAATTGATCCCCGAACTTTTCTTGAGTGCATTGGCTATCATCAGCCTTCGTCTGTACATGCTCATATCACGCCCCTCCCAATACTGCTATGTTGTTGACTATGCTGACTTGATAAGTCTTGCTTGCTTCAATGGTATTGTCTCCCATCCATTTTACCGATTCGGGGAGATTCAATGTAGTCGGTGTTGTTCCCGAAGTAAATTCAAACATATACTCTGCCAGCTTACCTTCTTCTCCGGCCGCAAGAGTAATGGTAAGTGAAGCCTTCTCGCCAAAGATATAATATCTGTTAGGCTGGATTTCCTTTGTATCTTCCGATACATTCTCGGTAGATACCTTGTCGGCCTTGTCAGCTAATTGTGTAGTTGTCGCATAGCTTCCTTTGGGCTGATAATATCCGTCCGCTTGCGGCTTTGTGATAAATCCGCTTACATTGGGAATATCACTGGGTTTGGCCAGCTGGTTTGTTTCTATAAACTTGGGCTTTCCGCTTCCGTCAGAAACGTAAATCCTTTCCTTTCCTTGTATATTGCTAACCTGTTCGGTTAATTCACTTAATTTCTTTCCTTGTATTGCCATAATGTCGTGTTTTAAAATTTCCAGTAACTCCTGTTAATTCCTTGCGGCTGCTCTCCTTCAAGCTGGAAGTATATACCATCTTCCATAAGGAAGGGCGTTCCGTCCTCCATAAGAAGTGCATCCGTTATATTCTCTTCCGGTGGTGCCGGAGATCTGTTACTTTTTATGTCACCAATGACATTCGTATTGATAACAGATCCTATAATGTTTGTTTTCATGCTGTCGTGTATTCTGCTGATGTTACTTTGGAATAACTGATAACCTTGATCTTTTTCGGGATAAGAACCTGTATATCCACATCAATCACGGTTTTGTTGGCATATCGTTCTGCTTCAATAATATCACCCCATTTCTCACCGCTGGTTTTCTGCATGATATTAAGCTGTGCCGCTTTTTCCCTTTCTATGTGAAGGTTGAAGTCTGATGATACGGATATCTCATCGGATATCCATGCAAGTCCGTTCTGTGTAAAATTGAGTTGTGCCATAATCGTTTTATTTTGTTTTCACAAATATAGTAAAAAAGCCTGCCGATTAATATAGCAGGCTTTGTTTTAGGAAATAAATACCATTTATCGCAAGTATCTGTTAATCAAGCATGATTTTCAGGAGATCCAGTTTAGACATAGGCCACTTGTTTTCCTTTGCCAGTTGGATCGCTCCTTCATCGGAAATCTTTTCAAGAGTTACTTCTACTTCCTTTTCAAGTTCCGGTTCACAGGCTGCATCTACCTTCTTCTGGTATGGCGCAAAGAAATTGTTAAGTTCTTCCTTTTCACTCTCCGGAAGTTCATTCCACTTGCGGGCCTTTTCCTGCATTTCGTCAAAGTTCTTAGGCTTGAACTTTTCCTGTGCATCCTTCAGAAGTGCATCATAGGCTTCCACATGCTTGCGCATTTCCTTGCGGTTCTTAATAATACTGACTGCATCTTTGTCGTTTACACTTGTGATCACTGCATCATCCAGCATTTTATATGCTATCACTAATTTCTCCAGTTTCATAATTCC